AGCAAATGTACCAGCACCAGAAGATGAAGCAGAGTTGCCAGGTTGTGATGTGATAGTTACAGCAGATGCAACTTCAGCAGCAATGGTATCATCAGATGCGTCACCAGATGTACCAGCAGCAACTGACATCGCTGCTATGCATTCTGCCTTGTGACGTGTAGCACCATAGTGATCTGTATATGTTCTATACAACCACCAACCAGGATTTTTAATTCCACGAGACTTACTCTCAGCAAGAGAACCCTCAGTAGAATCAGCAAATACTAATTCATAACTGTTAGAGTCTCCACCTAAGATTACAAATTCTGCAACCTGTTTTGGAGGAGTTCTTTTAATTACATTAGCAGCAGTAACTGTTGCGGTTGATCCTGCGTATACTTTGTGTAGTTCAATACTAGTTGTGCTAGTAACGGTCTTAACAATGTAGTTAACACCAGAAATTTGAAGTACATCACCACCGACAACGGTGTCAGCAGCGTTCTTTGTGACAGTGGCATCGCCATTAACGACACCAATATTTTGTGAGAATGCAGCTGCATCCGTTGTTCCAATAAGTGACATCTTTTTCTCTAATCGTGTATTGTTCTAAGTTTTATTTATAAAAGGACTATTCCTTTGCTGCAATAGCAGCTTTGACAGTCTCAAGTAGCTTATCATCCATGTCGGTCTTGGTCAGTTTGACTGCCTTACCTAGGATAACTAAGCAAATATCTATTAATTTTTCCCCAAGTTCCTCGTTGTCGGGAATTTTATTTACTGCATCAGAAATTACTTTTGTTGCAAGTGGGAGTAAAAAAGAAAACATGGTATTATTCCATAATATGTGTTCTTCTATTTATTACTTTTCCCACTCCCCCATTATTTCACCCATGATCTTCATAAAATCCTTGAATGACATGAGTTTTCCTACTCTATGATACCTTCTTGCTTTCAGTACACCAGACTCAAATGATTCTTTCTTTACTTTCTTCTCTGGTAGTCCTTTATGTTTAGTAGATGCAAAGTCCTTAGCATCTTTTTTCTTTATGCTGGCAGCAACTCTGGCAACCTCAGGTGAGGCAGCTTTCTTCTCACCCTTTTTTTGAGCTTGTCTAACCATCCCGAAGAATCTTTGTTGGGACTTTGAGACTGACTTTTCTGTGACATAACTTTTTGACTCATTATTTACATTAGTAGTCATTCCTTTTTGTTCATCAGGAATACGAGGCATGACTTCTACTTGACCTTTCTTTTTAGATTTAGATTTGGTCTTTCGTTCCTTGTCCTTGCAATCACATTCCTCTCGGAATTGTTTGAAGGGTTTCATTTCTTTTTCTTCATTGCAAGGATCTTGCTAACCTTCTTGCGTCTAGCAATTAGGTACTTATCTGACTTATCATGATCTCCATCATTATCAATGTCCTTATCTTCCTTACCAACTGGATCTAACTTTTTCTCTGTTACATGCTCTACTGACTCTGCTGCTTTTTTAAATGCATCTTTAGCAGGGTATCCTTTATCACCAGGTTTTGCAGGAGACTCTCCTCTTTTTCTCTTAGCGTGGATGTTATCATATAGACCTTTCTTTCCTTCTTCTAATTCTTCACCGTCATGAGTCAACTCATCACCTGCTTTAACACAATTAGGAACTGACTTTCCTCCCTTCATCTTAGTTCCTTTTGCCTTATATCCTTTCCAGCATGTAGAAGCACCAACATTCTTACGTGCAGTTTCCATACTACCTTCTACAGCATAAAGTCTTTTTTCTAAAATCCAAAGCTCACCATTGAGTTCAAACTCTTCTCTTTCAAGAACTTCATACTCTTCTTCCATCTGAGGAGCAGTCTCTTTTGCTCCAACTGGAGTTACTTTCTTTACTTCTTTCTTTTTCTTTGTAATATCTTCTATCTCTGCACCGTTAGACTGTGGATCCATACCGTCAAATGGAGCTTCATGAATGTCAGGCATCTCAGTGTTCTGGAAGCAATCGCCACCCATCCACTTACCATACTGTTCCATCAATCCTGATGAAAACTGGTCGTTATTATGTACTTTATTAATTGGATCTGGTTTCTTCATCGTTCAAAAGGGAAGTTCTTCTCGTATTATTTATAGCTCTAATATTCTTAATCCACTCACGTAACATATTTCCATCGTCTGTTATGACAATAGCATAGTTACCACCTACTCTATGGATGCGTCCTTTGTCTCCTGTACGAGCAGACATAACAGCATCACCTTCTTTAAAAACTTCTGCTTGACGTTGTTGTTGTCGCAGTGCTTCTTCACGTAACTTTTTAAAATCCTTCATTTAAAATTTTTAGGCAAGTTTGCTGCAATCTCAACCATGAGAGCACGGCAATCATTATCATTTAAGGCATTAGGAATACCAGAACGAAATGTTTTAAAGTCGCCAACATGTGCTGCACGACGCATTTTTGTTCCTGAGACGGCAAAGGTATCACCATCAGCATCTCTACTTCCAGAAGATTTTACATCAATCTTCCTGAAGGAAAAATCTTTTCCATTATATTTATGGAGGAATTGCATAGCAGAAACTCTGTCAGAACCTACCAAAAATACAACTTCATCATATCCTGCCAACATAAGATCCTGCATTGCAGCTACTGGTTGTTTAGGACCTGAATATATCTTGCCACGATGCGTTGGAAACATCTTGTTCATATAGAATAACTTTCTACTAGGTAGTAATGGATTAGTTCCTTTAGTATCTACTGTTTGAGAAATGTATATACGATAATCATTCATACCAGCAGCACGTTTCACACCGTCAAAGTTTTCCTTATGACCTGTAGTTGGTGGTTGAAACCTACCAAATGTAAAGTAGCAAACCTTTCCGTCTAACGCCATTGCTTCTGAAGAGTGAAGTTATTGTATGCAAACTCAAGACGATTAACAAACTTGATCATGTCTCCATCTTTATGAAGAACATAACCCTCAGGAGTTGTGACCTTATATCCTTTGTCCGTCTGGACAAAGGTCCTGAATTCTTCTAGATGATCCAGTTTATCTATAACCATTTGCTTGACTTCTTGCAATTCTTTGTAAAGAGATAGCATAGACTTAAATTTAGATGAGTTATTAACAAGATAATTTTCGCTTTGATATACTAGATTACGTTTTTTAACTAAGTTATCAGGAGTTTTAATTTTTGCAAGTTCCTTACTCATCTTTGCATGATAGAAGTTTCCTAACTCAATCAGTGATTTATCTACATTAGTAATACTACGAGCATTTTTTATTTCATTATTAAAAAATTGTTTTAGATAAGATGATATATGAAATTTAGCGTCACCTTTAGTACCACTAGCACCTACTAACTCATCTAAAAAATCACCACATGTCTTACACATCTTTTCAATATCTTTAACATAGGTATCAAATTTCATTTCTTCTGCATGATTCAATCCTACCTTGTGCATAGGTGTGTCGTTATTTACTACAAGAGTTTCTGTTGATCCTTTTACTTTTGCACCAGCAAGAGCTTGCATAGATTGTAAATCATCACCAGAATAATGTGTATGAAATACTACACCGATCTTCGCTCTGCTCGCTGCTTGTCCAATAGGATGATGCAAAGGAATAGCATAGGTAATCGTATTAGGTCTGAATGTGTAAAGTTTTTCACCATGAATTGTTTCTGTTTTTAAAGTAGATTTAGTAAAAAGAAGATCTCCTTGTACTACACCTTGAATATCAAGAGTAGAAAAATGACGAAGAGAAAACTTAAGTTTCTCTGCCAGATCTCCTTCGTACCAACCATCAATTTGATCTTCACTATAACAAAGTTTAGGATCGGATTTATTGAATACAGATTTAGTACCAACAAAAAACATTCCTGTCTGAGGATCTGTACCACATATAACTGATGGTGCACCATCCCATTTAGTTTGCATAAAACCTGTACTGTTATCACAACCAAGCATCTTACGTAGTTCTTTTAAAAAAGACACAGCAGCTTTACAACCCTCAACTCCATAGTTGAGCATTTCATCTTCCAAATGTTCTAGATGTTTTAGTTGCTTAACGTTTGCCATTACTTCTTGTAGTAATCTCCATTAGTATGAGTGGGATAAATTCCACCTTGTTTGTTTCTAATATTAAATTTAAAATCATAAGATTTAGTTTCAAATAGCATATCAATACGTTTACCTTTACCAGTAGAACCACCATAGTTAATCTCAACTGTGTTCCCAACAAGAGATGCAGCTCTGTTCATGTAACTTTTATCAATTTCATAACATTCTAATGTTGAACCAGTATAATGAACCATCCAATAACCATAACCAACACCACTTTTAATCATTTCTTGTAATGCTGCTTTACCTGAGTTATCAAGTGTAGTATCTTCAATATGATTCTCTACTGTAGGACCTTGTTTAGTTCCATAGTTAGCAAATACTTCTAAAAATTTGTTTTGGTCAATACCAAACATGTTTAAATATTCTTGACCATCATCAGGTATCTCACCTGCTTTTAATTTCGCTTCTGGAAATAAATTAAGTTTATCTTTACCTGTACCTTTAATACCGCAGTTGAAAAATGATAATGTATCTCCAAATTTAACTGAAAGGTAAACTGGTTTACCAGAAACTGTCAGTGTAATATCTGTTAGAGTTTTTCCAATATCATAGGTAGCAGTAGTACCACCTGCAGAGATAACAATATTATTACCTTTCTTCTTAAGAGGACGTGCTTGGTTTTTACCACCCTCACCTAAAGCTTGAGTAGGTCCTTCTCCAAATTTTTTAATCATAGCATCAACAATTATGTTGACATGATCTACATATTTTTTTGGTTTCTTACCAGAACAATAATCAATTAGTGATTGAGTAAGATCATTTTCATACACATTACCCATATTAACTTTCTTACCACCTTTGACTTGTCCACCAAACTCATCAGTTTTTACAAAGTCTTCTAGATCTAAGTAAATATCTGTATTACTTATACTAGCAGATATATTTTTTCCCTTAGGAAAATTACATGTAAATTCTATATTGTTTTTACCACGAAGTCCTTCTCTACATATAACATCAAGAAGCATCTTTGCTGAATTTTCTTTACCACTACTTCCTTTCATATCATGAAAATCTTGAAAGGGTGATGTTATATATTTACCTGCATTTTTACGAGTGACAGTAAATCCTGCCATCTCTACTATTCCAATATCAGTTTGAAAACGATTATTTTTTCCATTACGATTTAAAGCTTTATCAAATAAGGTATCCATGCGATCAAGATACCTTCCACCATTTCTGAAAAAATCTCCTGCTTTCATGAGAAACCCTCCTATCTAACTATTTAGAGAAGGGGTCATAGAACCTAGTGATGCACCAAAAAATGCTTGTTAATAACATCAATACGTTCTTCTGCTTTTGCGATTATATCAAGTTGATCTTGAATAGCACCAAGAACATCTGAGTGCTCACCTATACCTACAGGATTATGTAAATAAATTTCAACATTTGTTTTTGCTTTACTGATTTCACCTTGTGCTTGCTCAAGTAAAGATGTAACAGTTAGTTCTCTTAAATTACAGGACATGGTTTTTTCTTTTATGTAGCTTATGTCTGGTTGACGATCATGATGTGTTTCGTAATCTCCACTCATCTGTCTCCTTTTTTACGGTTCTCTGAATAATGAACATCAAACTTACCATCAGGATAACGACTCTCAAGTTTCTTTATATTGCGTTCTATAACCTCATCAAATGAAACTTCTAATGCCATACATGCTTGTGCTACGTACCACATAAGATCACCTAACTCAATAATAAGATGTTCTTTATTATCTTTGTCCCAAGGTTTACCTTGGAAAATCATTTTCTTAATTATCTCAAGAAACTCACCACCCTCAGCATTGATTCCAACACCACTGGTGAGAAGACGCTCAATGTTAGCACCTTCACGATCTAACTCGCCAATACGATCAGCGAAGTCAACGAAGTTAGTTGAAGCTTCTGAAGTAACTGCAGAAACAAACTCTTCATATCTGTTAAAATTAATTGTCATACATTCCACTCTGCAAATTTTGATAATCTAGATTGTGTATCAGCAAATTGCTGGAAGTCCTCACCAGGATCTTCATCATTGATGCTAATAGCAGAGGCATCATCTGCTACATCATACAGCTTCATTTTTGATCTGTCAATTCCCACCATGAATTTTCTTGAGGAAGTCGGGTCATTGTACCTGTTCTTAAGTTGTTTGACCAAGATGCGACCCTGTTGCTCAAGTTCCTCAGTAGATATAAGGGCAAACATAAAATCAGCAGTGGCAGGGAGACCAAAAGACTCACTAGTGTCAGTGAGATCGGGATCAGAGTTACCATACCCACTACGAGTAGTTTGAGTAGCACTGATAATAGGAACATTACATTCCACAGCAAGACCGCGAAGCTCCTCAGCAATCGCCTTAACATAGGTATACGAGTTAACAATGGCACCTTTGTACCTCACACTTGCACATATATTTAAGTAATCTACAAATATTATAGCAGGTTTGAAATCTTTTTTCAAGGCTAAGTCTGATAGAAGTGCCTTAAAATGTCCTGCATGTGCAGAAGCTGTTGGATATTCTTTGATAATAAGTTTACCTCTAGTTTTTTTAGCAATCTCATTAACTTTACTAGAAAATAAAACCTCAGGTAAATCTATAATATCTTTAACGTTTACGTTGAGAAGATTCGCATCAATTCGCTCTGCAATTTTTTCCTCTGCCATTTCACATGTAATGTAGAGTACGTTGTACCCCTGAGTGAGGGCGGAACCAGCCATGTGGCACATGAATAAACTCTTCCCGACACCCGTTCCAGCAAGAGCGATGTTGAGAGTC